CCCTTTTGATGGAAGATACCTCAATTTTAGAAGATCTATCATTTGATCCCTTTCACAATATTAATAGGTCATAATGATGGATCTTTCCCACCTTGATAGAGACCGCAAAGAGCAATATTTAAAACTATTGCAAGCCAAGAACATCCGGATCAAGCAAAATAAGATAACACAATACTATCCAGATGACGGTCCGCTAAGTCGAGATTACTATCCTAAGCACATGCAGTTCTTTGCAGCCGGCGCAGACTTTTCTGAACGTTGCATCATGGCTGCAAATCGAATCGGCAAGTCCGAAGGAATTGGTGCCTACGAAACAACTCTTCATGCAACCGGCAGGTATCCTGCTTGGTGGACTGGCAAGAGATTTACTAAACCAGTTTCCATCTGGGCCTGTGGAACGACCAGTACAACTGCCAGAGACATTGTTCAATATAAGCTCATAGGCAATCCTGAAGAGTACGGGACTGGTTTGATTCCAGAAAAGTATATAATCAAGACCAGTCCGAAAGCTGGCGGAGTTGCCAACGCCATCGATATGATCTTGGTCAAGCATATCTCTGGTGGCATATCTAGGATTAAGATCAAGTCTTATGCTGAAGGTCGCAAGTCTTTTGAAGGAACTGAGCAAGACCTGATCTGGCTGGACGAAGAATGTCCATTGCCAATCTACACTGAATGTATAACTCGGACCATGACAACGAATGGTCTAATCATGCTTACGTTTACTCCGTTAGAGGGCCTAACTGATACTGTTCTTCAGTTCATGCCAAACGGAAAAATAGAAGATAATCAAGAAGGCAGTAAGTTCTTAATCCAGGCAACATGGGATGATGCGCCACATCTTACCAAAGAACAGAAAGACAAACTCTGGGCAGCCTTACCACCCCATCAACGAGACGCCAGGTCGAAAGGCGTTCCGCAGCTTGGTTCTGGTGCAATTTATCCAATCCTTGAATCTAACATTACTGTCGCTGACTTTGCTATTCCCGATCATTGGCTCCGCTGTTATGCGTTGGATGTTGGCTGGAAGAAGACTGCAACTGTTTGGGCAGCCACTGATCCTACCAGTAACATAACTTATCTGTATTCCGAATATTATCAGGGCCAACAGTTGCCACTAATCCATGCGGATGCGATCAGAGCTCGTGGTGTGTGGATTCCAGGCGTAGTTGATTCAGCTGCACATGGCCGCAGTCAAGATGATGGAAAGCAACTTTTTGAACAATACTTTGGTTTAGGCTTAGACCTCGAGAATGCCAACAAATCAGTCGAGGCTGGTCTATATGCTGTGTGGCAAATGCTCAGCACTAATCGCCTGAAAGTATTTGGTTCGCTGGTTAATTGGTTTAGTGAGTTTAGGATCTATCGCAGGGATGAAAACGGTCAGATAGTTAAAGACAAGGACCACCTCATGGACTGTACTCGCTATCTGATTATGTCTGGCTTGAAACGCGCGATTGCAAAACCGTATTGGGAATTTCAGGCATGGGAAGAAAGCGAACTTTACAATCACCAGGAAGCAAGTCTAGTAACTGGATATTAGTATAAATTGTTTAATGAAAATTAAATCCTTCCATAATATTAAAGAACAAATGGTTCATATTGGGAATCATTGGTGGTCTATTGCTAGATTAATTACATTAGTAAAAGATTTACCTATAATGGATATTCCAATAGACCATTTAAACATCTACTGTAAATATGAGAACTTAACATTACGTGATATGGTAATGCACATGAAAGCAGTTGAAGAGGCTGATCTGAATTTCCCAATAATCCTTGATGAGGATGGAGATATAATGGATGGGCGTCATCGAATAATGAAGGTGCTACTTACCGGAGCAAAGAGTATAAAGGCCGTAAGATTTAATGAAAACCCTACTCCTTGCAGAGTTGATGATTAAACTTCTGGAGAAAAGAAAATGACAAAAGCAATCAGAGTTGAAAACGCAGATACAAGCGATTATAAGGTAATGCTGCAAGTTTGGGATAAAGGGCGTGATTTAGGAAATGGCCTAGTTGAACCAGATACTTTGGTACGTGAAATTCCTTTGAATCTTCCGACAACTATGGTACAAGAAAGTATATATGATACTCGATATCTTGTTATTAAAGAAGTCTAGTCACTGGTTATTAATAACTTAAGTAGGTATTGCAAGCGACGAAGTCGCCTACACATATCTTCACTTTACTTAATATCACCCTACTTAATCTGCTGAATACTAAAATGGAACTAGACGAAAGATATTGTTCTAAACGCTTTTTCCGTTTTATGTATAAAATGTACATCTTACGGACGATAGGCTATCCAGAACTTTTGCGTCCATGGGCAGTACAAGTAGTTCATAGATTAGCAAAACAAATTAGATCTCAGGAAATTAATAATGGCTAATAATGGTTTTGAATTTCCTGTAGAGGAACTTGTTGATCCAGGCAATCCAGCGACTCCGATGGCGAATGCAATTATAGCTGGCCAAGCAGCGAAGCTGCCTACACGCACCAACTCAACACTTAATACAGGATCAAATCTTCCAGACGATGAGCAGGCAAGCCTAAGTGGTCAAGTTCCCTTTTGGGCAACTGAAGAACCCATCGAAGATATAATTGCGCCCGTTCAGGCAGACCCGCTCACTACTGCATTGGTAGAGAAAGAAGCTCTCAGAGCTGAAGCAGTTGTTCTCATCACAAACTTGGCAGACAAACAAAATAAGGAAACCTTAGCAGATATTACTACCAAAGTACTTGAAGGGTATAAACTTGATCTTGCTAGCCGCACAGAATGGGAAGCTCTCAATGTGCAAATCATTGACCTTGCTAAGCTGCTTGTAAAGAAAAAGGTTTATGCTGGTGAGGTTGTAGCCAATGTTAAGTATCCCTTAATCATTAATGCCTGCATACAGTTTGCTGCACGAGCATATCCAGAACTCATCAAAGGGAATGAAGTTGTCAAAGGTAAAGTAGTTGGTACTGATCCAGACAACACTAAGTTTGACAAAGCCAACCGCATTTCTCAGTTTATGTCTTTCCAGCTTCTGTCACTAATGGAAGATTGGGAAGAAGGAGTTGATCAGTTACTTTTTACTTTGCCTGCAATCGGTTGTGTGTTCAAAAAGAGTTACTTCGATGCAATTGAACGGAAGTCAGTATCTCAGATAGTCTTCGCTGATGATTTGGTTGTAAATTACTTTGCTGAATCACTGGAGAGGGCTCCACGAGTAACGCATAGAATCTATTTGTATCATAACGAAATTGTTGAACGCATCAACTCTGGGATTTTTATCAAGTTTGATGTAGCAGAACTTGGCCAGGCTACCAGTGATAAGACTGCTGATGTAGATGAAGATACTCCACATTTGTTCCTTGAACAACATCGTTGGTATGACTTAGATAATGATGGTTATCAAGAGCCGTATGTAGTAACTGTTCATGAGCAATCACAGAAGTTAGTAAGGATTTCTCCTAGATTTGCCACGGATGGAATTATTCGCAAGTCTAATGAAGCTGGTGTAGTTGATCCAGACGGACCGATTGTTAAAATAATTCCTGAACAGTATTTTACTCGCTTTATTTTCATGCCAGCTATTGATGGTGGGTTTTATGGCATGGGGTTTGGCTCACTTTTGATGAGCAGCAACTCAGCCATAAACACAGTTATTAATCAGTTGCTGGATGCCGGGACGCATTCGAATCGACAGTCTGGTTTCCTAGGAAGAGGTCTTAAACTTGGTAGAGGCAAATCCATTCAAGTCAAGTCTGGCGAGTGGAAACCAGTCGATGCTACTGGAGACGACCTTCGCAAGAACATCTTCCCCATGCCAGTGCGCGAGCCAAGTAATGTTCTTTTCCAGTTGCTCGGACTTCTAATCGAGAGTGGTAAAGAACTTGCCGGCATGACAGAGATTCTTGCTGGTAATTCTCCAGGCGCGAATGTTCCTGCTGAGTCTGTACTTGCACTTATTGAACAAGGGTTGCAAGTCTATAGTGCCATCCACAAACGGTTGTATCGTAGTCAATATAAGGAGTTCATAAAGTTACGGCGGCTTAATGCTCTTTATCTTGATCAGATGACTTATAGTGTTGTCCTGGATGATCAGCAAGCAATTGTTCAGGCTGACTTCTCTAGTGCAGATTTCGATGTGGTGCCGGTTAGTGATCCGAACAGTACGACAATGATGCAGCGTCTTCTCAAGGCTAAGGCCATGTTAGAACTGCGAGGACAAGGATTGAATGATCAAGAAATCTTGAGGCAATACTTACTTGCACTTGATATCGAAGATGTTGAGAAGTTCATGCCTCAAGATGATCAGCCTGATCCAGCTGAACAACTGTCTATGCAGAAACTCCAGACTGAGATTGCAGAACTTCAAGCGAAGATAGCTAAGTTGAATGCAGAAACTCAAAAGATCATGGCAGAAATTCCAAAAGTGCAACTTGATCAAGAGAAAACGATCGCTGATATGGACAATGATGCTGTAGATTTAGCTCTTAAGGATAAGCAAATCTCTGGGCAGCTAGAACTTGGACGAAGTCAGCAAAGTTTAGGCAAGGCTCCTGGTGGATTAAAAGAAAGCACGATGGAACGTGAATATAAATAGAGAATAACAATCAAGGAGAATAATATGTCATATTCACTCGTAATACCATGTTGTAACTATCCATCAGCAACACCTGAAGGCCAGGGTGATTGTATCAAAAAAGACACTTGTACAGATCGTCATGTCCTTTATGGTGCTGTCTGCGCTATTCATGCAATGCCTTTCGGAGTAGGTCATTTGGGAGCAGGTACAATAACATTGACTTGTAGTAATAAACTGATGGAGAAATCTGATGGATGAATTAGAAAAGAAGAAGAAAGGCACATTTTCTTTTTTACGTGCACTTGGTTTAGGCAAAAATAAGAATGATTCTTCAGACAAGAATGTTTTTTATGCTGGGAATGTAACAACTGCAGCAGGGAAGCGAAATAAAGAGTTGGAGAAAGTTAATCAGAATTGAGGATAACAAGATGCTAACCAGTGAACAATTCCAAGAGTGGAAAAACCATCCAGTAACGAAAGAAATCTTTACTGAACTTAAAAAATCTAGACAGGCAATAGTTGAGCAACTTGCTAATGGGAATAGTATAGGCTATGAAGCAGCTGCTACACATGGAACTACTAACAGATTAGTTGGCCAAATAGCTGGTTTGGATCAGCTTCTTAATATTTCTTTTGAAGATAGTTCTGTAGAGAGTGAAGTTGATGAAGTAAGTGGTTATTAGTCATACGTAGTTATTAAAAATAACAATTATTTAAAAGGGTAATAATTATGAGCGACGAACACATTATGGATATTAATCAATCTGGCATTTTACCGACTGGTGGGCATTTGTTGGTACTTCCTGAGAAGGTCGAAGAAAAGACTAAGGGCGGAATCTATTTGCCTGAAACTATTCGGGAAAAAGAACAGCAAGCTGCAACAGTCGGAACTTTGATTGCCATCGGACCTACTGCCTGGAAAGATCTTGATGACGGAGTTGCCTGGGCAGCAGTCGGCGATAAGATTAGTTACTCCAGGTATGCCGGCGTGTCAATGCCTGGCAAAGATGACGAATCTTATGTGTTGATTAATGATAATGATGTTTTAGCTCGGTTACTCTTTTAAATAGGTGTTATTATGGCAGAAGAATTTGTGCAAGATATTATTATGGCAGCAGAAAGTAAGGATAGTTCTTCTACAGAAGCAACAACAATCAGTGATAAGACTGACGAAGCTGTTGTGACAGCTAAATCTGGTGATGATCAATCTTCCAATCAAACTAAAACCCCTGAAGGTAATGCTGATTCTGATCAAACCAAAATTGCTCCTTCTGTAGAAGAACTTGCTGCACAACTTGGCTGGCGTGCTGATCATGTAGGTGAAGATGCAGTTGATGCAGTTACTTACATTCTGAGGTCAAAAGACATTCAGAAGGCAATGAGTAAGCACAACAAAGATTTAAAGGAGAATCTTAGTGCTGTTCAGGCATCTGTAAATGCACTTAAGGAGCACAATGAGAAAGTTTATCAGACTGAAGTTAAGAAGCTAACTGCTGAAATAGAAACTCTTAAGAAGGAACGCAAGTCTGCAATTGAACTTGCTGATGTTGATAAAGTCGAAGAGTTGGACGCACAGATTGAGGCAAAGAAAAACGATCTTGCTGCACCAAAAATTAATGCTAGTAGCAAGTCTGGTGCTGTTGAAAATCCTGTATATGATGAATGGATTCAGGACAATGAATGGTACTTGGAAGATAATGAGATGGCACAGTTTGCTGATAGTGTAGCTCAGAATTATGTTGGCGCTCCACTGCCGAGGATTTATGCCCTGGTACGGCAGAAAGTTCAGGAGGTTTTTCCAGAAAAGTTCACTACTGCCAAATCTGGAACAGTTGCCAATGTTGTAACGAAGCCAATCGGACCTGTTTCTCCAGTTGATAAAGGATCAAACAATAAAGGATCTTCAACTTCTTTTAGTAAGGCTGATCTGACGCCTGACCAAGTTAGTATTATGAATCAATTTGTTCGCGGGGGCATTATGACTGAAGAACAATACATTAAAGATATTGCAAGTATGCAAGAATAATAAGGGGATTATGTTATGACAGAGCAGGCAAAAAATACAGAGAGTGTTAAAAGCGAGCAACCGCGAAAAAGAATACCATTAGGGTCGAGAAATATCTTGACTGCACCGAAGAAGTCCGGTTTCGTGCGCCGGTTTGTTAATGATACTGGAGATCGCATTCAGATGTTCAAGGACGCTGGATGGAACGCTGTTGATGATGGTTCACCTGTTGGAGATTCAAAGATTGGCAGACCAACTAATATTGGGAGTGCCACCAATCCTAGTGTGGGTAACAATCAAAGAGCTGTTCTAATGGAGATCCCAGAAGAGATTTATGAGGCAGACCGAGCCGAATCACAAGCCAAGATTAGTGAGGTAGAAAACCAAATTAAGCGGAACTCTCGTGGCGAGGGTAGAGATGGCTTGTCTGGAAGTGTGACTATTTCGTAAAATTTAAATTTTTGTTGAGGTAAAAAATATGGCAAATCTTGATACTCCTTTCGGATTTAAGCCGGTCAAACATTTGAACGGTTCTCCTTGGAATGGTCAGGCAAATGTTTATTACATTCCATCTACGGATAATACTGCAACTTTTAAGGGTGATGCAGTTAAAAGTGCTGGTTCTGCAGATGCAACTGGCAAGTATCCTACGGTCACCCAGGCTACTGCTGGTGCTGCAGTGAGAGGTGTTATAATTGGTTTTGGTGATAATCCTTATGTAATGATTCAGGCTGACACTCCGCTTCGCGCATATCGGCCGGCAGCTACTGCAATGTATTGTCTGGTAGTTGATGATCCTCAGGTTATTTTTGAAGTCCAGGAAGATAGTGATGCCAACTCTATTACTGCTGCAATGGTTGGACTTTCTACTAACTTTGTAGTCGGCTCCGGTTCAACTGCTACTGGCAAGTCTGCTATGGAACTTGACTCCAGTGACACTGCAACCGACACTAGTGGTAATTGCAGAATTTTGAGGCTTGTGAATCGTGACGATAATGCTCTTGGTGATTATGCCAAGTGGGAAATTCTTTTCGGCGAACATGAGCTGGGCCTGACTATTTCAACTGATGTTTAATTAGTTGCTTATTAACTTTGGCTATTTAACCATCATTTAAAGGAGCATATAAATGGGTATTATTACTACTAGTAATTTTGCAAAAGATCTGGTGCCTGGTGTAAAGACTTGGTTCGGGCAGAAATATAAAGAGTATCCGATTGAATATTTGGACATTTTTGAAAAAGGTAACTCTACGAAGGCTTTTGAAGATGAAGCTGGTGTAACTGGGTTCGGCCTCGCGGCAGTGAAGACTGAAGGTGCGGGGATTGCTTATGATGAGCAGGAACAGGGCTTTGTTAGTCGCTATACTCATGTGACGTACGGCCTTGGTTTTATTATTACTCGAGAGATGTACGAAGATGGTATAGCTGTCACGGTTGCTTTGCGTCGTGCGAATGCTCTGGCCTTCTCTATTCGACAGACCAAAGAGATCATTGGGGCAAACATTCTCAATAGAGCTTTTACTGCTGCTTATACTATGGGAACTAATTCTGATGGCAAGGAGCTTTGTGCTACCGATCATCCGAACAAATCCGGCGGTACATGGCGTAATGAGCTTGCGACTGCGGCAGATCTTAGTGAAGCTGCTCTTGAGCAGGCTTGCATTGACATTGCTGCATTCACTACTGATCGTGGTCTCAAGATTGCGATTATGCCCCAGAAGTTGATAATTCCGACTGCGCTTGAGTTTGACGCTATGCGGATTCTCGAATCTATTGGGCAGTCAGGCAGCGCAAATAATGACATCAATGCTATTCGTGCATCGAAGAAGTTTCCGCAGGGTATTGCTGTGAATCATTATTTGACGGATAGTGACGCATGGTTTATTAAAACCAACTGTCCTGATGGCTTGAAGTATATGGAAAGGCGTCCGGATGCATTTGGGACTGAGAATGACTTTGACACTGAGAATGCAAAGTTCAAAGCGACTTTCCGTGGCTCGTTTGGTTGGTCTGATCCGCGAGGTATTTTTGGCTCACCTGGTGCTGCATGATAACTTGGTGTTCATAAGTGAACGGCCAAGACTAAATTTAATACTGGCGTTGGAAGGACCCAATCTTCCAACGCTGCTCTAAGGAAAGGGTGGTAAAATGGGAAAATATTCTTTTGGTAGAACCGGTCCGACTTTTGAAGGCACTTCATTAGTTCCTGCCTTCGCATCTGTAACGACTACTGCTACACCTGCATCAGGTTCCTGTGCAGTTCAATTTGTTTTCAAAGATGTTTCTGGTAATGCTGTTACGGCTCCAGTGTCTGGGCTGCTTTATTTGAGTGAAGTAGCTACTGGACTGACAAATGATTTGGCTGATACAACGCTTGCTGTATTGACTAATGGTGCACTTAAGAATCTTGGAAGTGCTGGACCGAGTTTGTTTACTACGACTGCGGCCGGACTGTTGGGATTGACTATTACTGCTGTTGCTGATGATTATTGGGTTGTGTTTGTTAAGCCTGATGGTTCCTTGATGATTTCTTCTGTTTGTACTGTAAATTAAGTTAGTACTTTGGGCAGATTAGAATAATTAAGTAACTTTAACTTTCCATAGAAACAAAATAAATTTCTATGGAAACTTAAGTTTACTTAGATCAGCTAGTTTCTTATTAATTTAATTTGTGAGGCAAATAATGAAAATTATTAATATTATCGTTTTGCTGCTATTGTTAGTTTGTAGTACAAATTCCTTTGCTGCTTGGTCAAGAGTAGGTGGTGTTGAAGCTGGAGCAATAGGTAGTCATGGTTCTCCTACAGTACAGTTTATTTATGAATTTACTGCTACTGTTGAAAATACTATTGATACACTTACCCTACCGACTACTGGTGGATGTATTACTTGGTTGTATCTTGATTTTCTTACGCCTACTCCAGACTCTATTACTACTACAGTAAAAAATAGTTTGGCACTTACTGTAACTGGACCGACAACTGATGCTTTAACGGCAGATGGAATCTTGTATCAACCAAACACTGGAAATCCTTTATGTCTTGCAAAAGGCTTTACTTATGCATTCACAGGAACAATTGCTGTAGGTGATAAATTTCGCGTTATTACTGAAGCAATGGTTAATGATTAATATGAAAAATACTTATAGCAAATCAATCACATTAGCACTTTTAGTAGTTTTGTTAATAGCTGGTAGTGCGTGGGCTATGAAACCATCATATTTATTAACACTGTTTTATGGTGATTCCGTGACAAAAACATATTTAGCATTTGGAGCTGAAAAAATAACGCTTGGCGGCAACTATGTACTTGTGAGGGAATAATGAAAAAGATACTTAGTTTTATCATTGTAACGTTGCTGTCCTTACCAGTATTTGTTTTTGCTGATGTTGATGGTGATTCCGATGCAAATGGTTATTTAGATGTGGCTAAAGGTGGTACAAACTCAGCTACTGCGGCAAATGCAAGAACAGCACTTGGAGTACCCGTTACAGCAGCAACTCTTGTTGGATCATGTACTGTAGGACCTTGCTTAGATGGTACTTCAGATGGTGGAGACTTAATTAAACTATATGGTCCAAGTGGATTCTGGATCTCGTTGCAGGCTGGTAATGCTGTGGCAAACAGAAACTGGAGACTTCCAATAGATGCTCCACCTGCTGCCGGCACCACCAGGTTGATTAATGTTGATGAGAATACTCAGATGGGCCTCATTGACCCTGCTACCTTCGCTGCTGCTCTCGGAGCAGACGACAACTACGTCACTGATGCAGAGAAAATCGTCATCGGCAATACCAGCGGCACGAATACCGGGGACCAAACATCAGCTTCAGCTCTTACTGTAACAGCAACTGGATTTGATGGCAACTTAACGATTACCGATGATACTGTTCAGGAGGTTGCTCAAAAACTTGATGATCTTTCGATAACAGGCGGATACACTAACCTTACGTCCTTTTTAACTCAGACAGCTTGGAGATTGTTCTACTCTGATGGCTCTGGTGATGTTAAAGAGCTTGCCCTGGGTGCAGATGGCGAATACTTAAAAAGCAATGGTACTGCTGTTGCCCCGTCATGGGCTACTCCTTCTGGTGCGGCACATGACGCTGTGTCCATCAGCACCGATCTCGGCAATAACTTGCTCGGATTGTCTACCCAGCAGTTGACCCTCGATAGTCAGACGGCGAATTACATTTTCGCTGCTCCGAATGGTTCAGCCGGTGTTCCATCATTCCGCGCGTTACTCGCGGCAGATATACCGACTCTCAACCAGAACACCACAGGCACGGCAGCAGGTCTTTCCGGCACTCCGAACATCACGGTCGGCACTATCTCAGCAGGCGCAGGCGGGGTCACGGTTGATGCTGACGGCGATATGACTGTAAAATCCATCTCTACCACTGCCTCCGATGGCAGCCGTAGGTCGATCATCCCCAACAACACCAGCATCGCCCCGCTTGCAGACGGCAGTGAGGAAATTTACAACGAGGACGGATCTCTGAAAGCGGTTGAAAACAACACCGAATACGATATCATGCTCTCCCGCGATATCGGCTCGGCTATCCAGTCGTATGATGCTGATCTGACAACATGGGCGGAAGTTACATCTTCGGCAAACGGACGGTCACTGGTGTCTGCTGCTGACTATGCAGCAATGCGGGCGCTACTTGACCTTGAGGCCGGGACTGACTTTAACGCCTACGATGCAGATTTAACTACGTGGGCAGGAGTTACCCCTGGCACTGGAGTGGCAACGTCACTGGCTGTAAATCTGGACGCTGAAGGGGGTGTCGCGCAGTTGATCGAGAAAGGCACCTCCACCCTCGGCACTTCCGAGATTGCCTCTGGTGCCTGTGCTACTGCCGTAACGACAGCGGCTACAAATGCAGCCACGACAGACGTTATCAACTGGGGGTTCAACGGTGATCCAACCTCTACCACAGGCTACGCCCCGACTGCGAATGGGATGCTGACGATCATCGCCTACCCGAGTACGGGAAATGTGAATTTCAAAGTCTGCAACCTTACGGCTGCCGCTATCACTCCCGGTGCGATCACCCTCAACTGGAGGATTCAGAGATGATCCTCAGACTACTAATTACCCTGCTGCTTCTCCCCTCGCTGGCTTGCGCTGGGCAGGGGATGGGGCCGGGGCCGGGGTTTAAGACGTATTCGGCTGGCGGTGGTTCACCTACGGTAGCTGTCGATAATATCACAGCCAGAACCGGAGCATCAAACGGTCAGATTTCCAACGCGATGTTCCGTGGCAACAGCTTTAAACATACTGATGGATCAGGGTCATACGAGTTTTATAGTTTCAGCGTAATGATTAACTCTATTGGTGGTGCTAATACAATCGAGTGCAGGCTGAGTGCGTCAACTGATTTTTCCTCTCCGCTGGCCACCGGGACTCTGGCAGTATCAACAACTGGAGAAAAAGAGGTAATCGCATCCAGTAATCCGACATTAACCGATAACACCACGTATTACGCAGCGTGTGGACTATCTACAGCAACGCCTACTGTTTACCTCAAATATGATGCAACTAGCAGTTACGCAGACGGCATTCGGTTATATGGCACCGCTTGGTCGAGCGTAACGGCTACCGCAGACGGTGACATGCTGTTTAAGGTGACAAAACAATGATGATTATTCGGCTGATCCTTTGCTTTTTACTGCTGCCGTCTCTGGCAAGCGCGGAGCTGTATTATAATCCATCGCTTAAAGGTACTCTCGCGCCGCCAACATCAAATGGCAATGTCTATCACGTAGCCAAAACAGGCAGTGACAGTAACAATGGACTGTCCGAGGGGACAGCCTGGCTGACGATGGCGAAGGCGATGGATCGCTACACCAATCGCGGCGGGGCAAATGGTGCTATTGTTCTCGTTCATGCTGGGACATATTATGAGGGCTTTACCGTCCCTGAAACATGGACGCGGGGTACGACACCGGAGGACGGGATAATTGTCTCAGCGGCTGGTGATGGAGAGGTGATATTCGATAGATCGTGGACACCTCATTTCGGGGCGTGGTCGGTACATTCTGGCAGCATCTACAAGTCTACAGCCGACAGCATCCCGGCTCTTGGTATTCGGTCGGTGATTATTGATGATGACTTCTATTCATACCATCCAAAAACCTCTCTTGTTGCCGTAGGCGCAGAGGGCGACTGGTATTTCGACCAAGCAACAGGCGTAATCTATGTCTACACCCTCAGTTCAAAAGGCGATCCAACCGACGATGATGTGATCATTTCCAACGATGACGGAGGATCGTCCTCGTCTTACGGGGTGACGTTTCACGACAACGGAAACTATGTCACGCTCTACGGGGTGACTGTGAGAGGGTCTGCTTCTCATGGAATTTTTGATTCCACCGGAAACACGAACAACAAGATCGAACAGTGCGAGATAAAATATCACGCAAAGGGTGGCATAGCGTTTGATTCAGCATCCTACTCCAGTGTTATAAAGAGTCTGGTTCACGGCAACATAATGAGGAATTGGCCTCGGGGAAAATGGAACTCCGTATGCGCTGATATCAATGCTGGGGGGTGGCCCGCTGGGCTTGGTGGAAGCGGTAGCGACCACATGACCATATCGGGGAGCATCATTACGGATAACAGCGGAGAGGGTACGCTTTTTTACAAAGGTGCAGGAGAGAATACCTGGGAGGATAACATTGTCGGAAACAACTGGTCAGCAAATATCTACGCGGATAATTTTGCAAACCCGACCATTAGGCGTAATTTCCTGTTTTCAACTAAGGTTTTCGGAATCGCAGATATCGGGGAGCATTGCACAGTAGAGGCCGACCAGCAACGGGTACTGAGGCGGTGCCGCCCCGAAGGTGTAATGACTGCTGACGAAGATTATGGCACAGGCGCGAACTATACAGGTGGCAAGATTTACAGCAACGTGATTCTCGGATGTCGCCGGGGGGTTACTCATTACGGCGAGGCTACAGGATCAGGCGTTAAGAATACGAAGGTATACAATAATACTATAGTTCTCCCGAACTCAGATCCTTCCCTTATAGCAGATGTCTTTTATGGAATCTCCTACAGCTATATGGCCGGAAACAACACTGGCAGCGAGGTAAAAAATAATGTGATTATCGGCAACGCTGGCGGGTATGGTTCTGTCGTAAAATGGCTGGAAGTGGGGGAGACAGATCCCGGGATAGTATGGAATTACAATGTTTATTATCATCCGAACAACGCCACGCCGTTTCGATATCGAGCGACAAACTATAATTTTGCAGACTGGAAAACCCAAACTGGAGGAGACGCAAACAGTGAAAACACTAGCCCTGGCATTATTCGTACTGATTGGTCTATGTACCAATAGTTCCGCCGTGGATTATACCGTGTTGGATGCTACTGGGGTGGACATTGCCGATTTCAGATCCAGCGGTCAATCGTCAGCAGTTGTCGATGCCGGGGCAGATTTAGGCACGGAATATTATCTTGATTTTGATGGGTATTATCGAGAGTCTGGATGGGATGCCGGGGCATTTGAGTTTGCGGCTGACGATGTTTACGGGGTTTTGCTCGGCACGGTGCTGCTCGGAGATCCGCGATGATCGACGGCGACGGGTGTTTCTGAAATTAAAATTTAATACTTGGAGGAAAAGAAATGAAGAGATTTTTGGGAGTAGCCTTGACCGTTGGCCTGTTGACGAGTTGCTCGGTGAACTATAGTCCGACCGAGGTCACATTTAACCAGAACACTGGCGGCGGGAATGGAACCATGAGGACCGATGCCAAGGGGCTCACCACGGCCAACACGCCCACTCAAGACGCCAGCGGCTCGGCGGCAACTGAGGGGGCTATGGCTGCACTTGGGGGCATTAAGGACGCAGTTGCCAATTTCATACCGGCAGTGACTACGACTGAAACGACGACTACAACTACTCCGCTTCAGCCGACACCTGCTGCTCCGACATTTCCTGATGTTACTCCGCCGGACGCTCCTGTTGAGGAAATTGCTGCGCCTGAAGGCCAGATCGAGGAGGTAGACTGATGTTCAGGTTAGTTCTGGTACTTGTCTTATTCTGGACAGTGTCAGCAGGAGCTGTGACAATACCTCAGTCTTTGAGTGAGTGTACTGCACTTTGTACTCAATATTTTCCAGGAAACGTTCCAGTTACACCGCCTGTTACTCCACCACCAGGCAACCAGGCATTTCCTCATCCGATCACGTTTGAACGATCAACTGATCAAGGGAATGGTTCTGCAGGAATTTTGTTCAGAACTTTACAAGCAGGTTCGATTACTTATGTTTCAGTTAATGGTGAAGTTGCCAGATTAGGAGTTCCTTATAAAGGTGCTCCAGTTTTTCTGTTGACTAAGTCCGGTGACCAGTATGCGAGACCACTAAGTTTTGTAATTAAGATGGATGATGGTGTAACTTATACTGCTAAGACCGGAAATGCCACAGGGCCAATAAGTCCATCAGGAAGCTACTCTAATAAAGCAGAATATGATTCATATGGAGTTCGGAATGGTGGAAGACAAGCCTGGCGTATTAATAAGCGAGGTGATTCTCTCGGCTCAGGGCCGGTAAAATTTACATTCTCAGACGGACTGACTTTTATTGTAAAAGATTCTAATAAGAATTGTCGAGATCGAGAAGATACTTGCAATAGAGATTCTCGTGCAGAGAAAGATGGCTTTCTATATAAGCCAGGCAATGGATTGCCAAATGGTTCTGGTGATGCAGATCGAGGTACAGCACATGGTGGAATTTATCTTCATGCTCCGTATGGAAATAGCAGTAAAAAAGTGTTAATGCAATGGTAATTTGTTCTCAATGTGGATATAAATATACTGGTCCAAGATGTCCAATATGTAATTATCCGAACGAAGACTGTGATTGAGTTTTGCCTTTACTTCCTGGAGGGAGATATGAGGGTGATTTCGGAAGACAGTTTGCAGTTATTCAAGAAAAATGACGAAGGTTTGCATTTTGTCAAGGATCGATATTGCAAAGAGCCTGGGCCGTGTTTCTCTTTTGATGATCACGGTAGAGCCGGTGTGAGTTGTGATAGGTTTCGCTATCAACCAACAGGTGTAAAATTATGCATCAAATTATAATCTTATTCTTCTTACTTGTAGCTTCAATTGCTCAAGCCAAGCCAGCTACAGTAGTTAGTGTTACTGATGGTGATACAATCAAAGTAATTGATGAGACTGGATTAACGACTGTTCGGCTTTATGGAATTGATTCGCCTGAAAAGAAACAGGCTTTTGGGCTTGCAGCTAAAGACTTTGTTGAAGTTATGGTCAAGGGCAAGGTTGTCGATATTGCACCTGTTGATGTTAAGCATTATGATAGATATGGACGAACAGTAGCTGTTGTTATGCTTGGAACACAATGTGTGCAAGAACAGCTTTTGCTCGCTGGGTATGCTTGGGTATATCCTCAGTATTGTAAGAAATCGTTCTGTAGAGCTTGGGAAAAGCTACAAGGTATCTCCGCCGGTAATCGAGTAGGCTTATGGTCTGGGCCTGCTCCGGTTCAGCCTTGGGTCTGGAGGAAGAAATGAACTTTGTCAAGATATCTCATTATGGTGCTGATCTTACTGTTCCAGAGTTTCTAGTTCCTCTCTGGCCACATGATTTACCTCCTGAGAAGTGGCCATCATTTCTCGGTGCTGGTCAAGGTTGGGGAGATAAAATAGTTCCTGATCATTTTGGTAAGGCTAGGCTTAATCCTGCAGGCCTTTGTCATGATGTAGAATGGGCTGTGTCAGTAAAGAATTTGTCTGCGTTTTTAGGAGCTAATGGTCGGTTCTTCTTGAACTGTGTATCACTTATTCTTGCTTCAGATATGGATGTATGGCCTAAGATAAAGACCATGATTTTTGTTAGCGGATTGTATCTTATGGCAGTAAGCACTATAGGAATCTTATTTTTTTCTTGGTTTACTAAGGAACGAAAAGAAGATATTGATCCTCTGCAGAATCCTATTGTAAAGGATAGATTAAGAAGGTTGGCAATAGCTAGGAATAATCATTGGGCAAAGATCCTCGATACTCGTTTACCTGATAATGAAGACGGGCTTTACAAAGATGACGAAAAGGAATATTAAATGCCAGAAAATGGAGGATTTACCTTTTTTGCAGGAGTGGCTGGAGCGTTTGGAGTTATTCTTGGATGGGCTCTTTCTCTTGTAGGTCTTGGTGGAAAGATTCAAAAAACTAAAGGTGAGATAGAACGCGCACATACGCGGCTTGATGCTCATGATATTAAATTTACTGCGAATGACTTAATCCTTGCAGAAACAACTCAAACACGAATCAGGATTATTGATTATGATCGTAGGCTATCAGAGATTGAAAATGCGATTAAGTCTGTTCTTAAAATGTTTGAAATGTCTGATGGGGAACCGAGATTTATTACTAGGCCAACTTGTTCTGATGCGAGAGAAACATGTCATGAGCGTCTTGATGAGAAAATGGCAGCAGGTGCAGAGCGCTTTGGGAGGCTTGAAAGTGAAGTTAAAGAAGTGAAAGAAGCTCAAGAGAAAAACTTAGAAACTATTCTTAAAGCAATCCAGCAAATAAATAATGGTGATTCACATACATGATACTTAAAGATGGTAGTGAAACTCAAGATTCTCGTTGTGGGTTGATCTTTCAAGCTGATCCTACAGCCCCGAATCTTCTTGCTGTGCCACCGATTGACGATGGTATTGATTTGCGATATCGAGAATTGATCAGTAAATATCGAGTAAAGAAATTCAAAGAACCTTTGCTTAATCAAAGTGATTGGAGTGCTTGCGGAGGATTTGGCTTTACGGCTTTTATGGAACATGAGCCTGGGATAAGAACTCTTGGCGATGAATGGGCGCTTGAGTTTTACTTTAGGTGTCAAGATAATGATCAGTGGCCAGGTTCTGAACGCCCTGGATCGAAGCCAATTAGTTATGGCACATCACTTGCAGCAGTAATGCAAACTGCGAAGCAAGAAGGTTTAATAGAATCGTATTGTCGAGCACGAACAGTTGATGAGGTGATTCGAGGTATTGATTATTATGGCAGTGCTATACTTGGGCTTGAATGGACTGAAGGTATGATGTATCCTCGTGAAGTAGATGGGCTGAGTACTCCTGGTGGAGAGGTTGTTGGTGGCCACTGTACTGCTGGAACATTTATTAATCGCCATCAAAATATTATTGGTGGTCCAAACTCTTGGCCTGATTGGAATTTACTTCGTAACGGTTACTGGGTGATGGATCTTGATGACTTTGCAG